CGAGCCATGCATAGGCGCAGGTCAAGGATACTGGGCCGGTGAGTTCCTGCACAAACGGGCTGCTGCTCGGATCGTAGCCGTAGACGGTCACGCCGTCGTTTAGGATGCCGTAGTCGTAGCTCTCGCCTCCGCTCACATCCAGCCCCACTACGGTGATCGTGATCCGCTGCCCTGCGTATGCGCTGGCCGGGCTCACTATTACGCTATGGCTCATCTTCTCACTCCTCCACCGTGTTGATCATGATGTTCTCCAGCACATCCCCAAACGTTGCGGTCGGGAAGAAGCCGCCCCCGTGCGTCATTTTGTCCAGCAGGCCAACGGCGGACACACAGTGCAACCTGTATTTGTTACTGCCCGGGCGTCCGGTTTTCTGATAATAAAACTTCCCGATCAGCGTCTGCTCGTAGTAGTACCAGACCGGCGTCCCGTACTCCAGGTCTATGAGCCCGGAGGGCTCGATGTTGTCCCCCACGCTCATGGCGTAGATCTCGCCCGCTCCGACGATGATCTCCTTCCCGTCGGAGGATCGGAAAATGCGGACGTCTTCCAGGTCGTTGATGTCGTCCATCACGACCGGCTCAAAGGTATCTATGCTGAGCTCCTGCCCGATGAGGTTCACCCGTTGGGTGCTCACCGCGCCGAAGCTGGTGGCCTGCTCAAAGTAATAGAGGGGATCGCTCAGCGATCCGACGTAGATTCTGTACATACCTCGTCACCTGTCACATCATCACCAGTGGGAAGCTCACGCCCGTGATCAGCGCCTCGCCGTCGCTGTAGATGCAGTTCACCAGGGCGTCGGCGTTGTTGGAATACATCACCTTGGACACGACGCCGAGGGCGAGATCGTAGTACCGCAGCGTCACATACAGCGGCTCGATGCGCGGCAGCAGGAGCCGCGCCTCCTGTACGGACATGTCCCGGCAGGTGATGACGCACTTGCGCTTCCGGGCGAGGCGGTCAAGGATCTCCGTCCCCGCCTTGCTCATGCCGCCGTTGTCGCCGTTTACGTTGTAGGCCGTCCATCGGATGCCCTTTTCGGCGATCAGAAAGCGGATATCAAAGCCGTCGATTTCAAAAGGGAATTCGTCCATTACTGTCCTCCTGTCAGGAGATCATGCTGATCCCGTGCTCATTTTCCACTTCGGCGTGGGCGTCGTAGGTGGCGCGGGCGATCTCCGTGTCCCCGACGTAAAAGCGCGCCGGGCCCTGGCTCTGCGGCATCCCGCCGAGCTCGTTGATGGCCTCATAGACGCCTTTGCGCACGGCGTCGGCCATACTCTCGCCGCCGGTGCCACCTGCGGCGGCTCCCGCAGGTGCTGCCGCTGTCATGGCCTGCGATTGCTCCGCAGAAAAGATCTGCGTCCCGCGCGGCAGGCTGATGAGCTCCGGCCCCTGCTCGCCCACCCAGGTCAGGCCGCCGCGCCAGTAGTCGGTACCGGCGGCGTTGCGGCCCACGGGCACGGCCGTCATGGCGTTTATGTTGCGGATCGTCCCGCTGATTCTTGCCATTTGACCGTCTGCGTAGCTCACCGCCGTCCGCGCCCGCTCCTCCAGGAATCTGAATGCCTCATCCACCTCCTTCTCGAAGGCGGAGAAGTCCACCGCCCCGGCGTCGCTTTGCAGTTGGGTCATGGTGTTTCCGAAGTCTGTCCGGATGTTTTGCAGGTTTCCGGCGAGGCCGGTTTCCAGGGCGGCGAAGCGTCGGGCCAGATTGTCCTTCATCTCTTTCGTCTGGTCCATCTTCCGGATGATCGCCGCGATCTCCTCGTCGCTGGCTCCTCTCAGCCCCGCAAGGGCGGCGGCGCTTTCCGCGCTGCCGTCCGTGAAATTCTGGGCAAGGTCCTCCACGCCTTCCACATTGCGATTGACCAGACTGTCGAAGTTCGCCGCGTAGTCGTACCAGTAATTGAGCTGACTGTATAAACCCTCAATCATGGACTCCGTGCTTGTCGCCTGTACCTCCGCCGCTTTTTCCCACAGGCTGAATTGGCCGTCCAGGCTCTGATAGGCCGCATCATAGGCTTGCTGATAGCTCTCCGCCAGGGCGGCGACGCTCTCCTGCATCTGCGCTGTGGCCGCTCTTGACGCCTCGGCGGTCTGCTGCTGCTTTTCCTCCAGCGCGGTTAGGGCTTCTCCCGTTTGCTCGATATCAGCTTTTTGGCTCTCGTACGCCGTGTGTACGGCTTCCATGAGCTCAAGCTGTGCCGATGGATTCCACCCCAGCGCGCTTCTCGCCATTGCGAGACCTGCTTCCGTGAAGTCAACATTTGATACCGCCGTGATTGCATCGTTGGCGAGGCTTATCACGCCCGACATTGCGGGGGCTACCATCAGCGCCAGACGATCCTTCAGTGCCTCCCACCTGGCCGTGTTGTCCTCCAGCACGTCGTTGAGTTGCCCGAGCTTGGCAAGCTCTTTTTCGTCAAGCACCAGCCCCAGAGCGTTAGCCTTTTTCATGTAATCGGCCAGGGCTCCCGTTCCGGCGTCTACCAGCGGCTTCATCTCGGCGTAGCTCTTTCCAAGGAGGTCATTTGCAAGCGTGTCCTGCTCGGTCTCATTTCCGACCGCCCCCAGGGCGTCGATCACGTCCAGGAAGGTGTCCCAGTTGTTCCGGAGCTTCCCGTTTTCGTCGTAGATGGAGACGCCCAGCTGCTGGAAGGCCTTGGTCTGCGCTGCCGCGCCGTCCCTGGCCTTCCCCATGCTCTGCGTTAGCTTGACGAGGGTTTTGTCGATCCCCTCAAAGTCGAGGAAGCGCTGGGCATAGTCGAGCTGCTGCAAAAGCTTCGGGTCAAGGCTGGTCTGGGCCGCGCGGGTTAACAGCGCATCCGCCTTTTCTGATGACTCTGCGGCGATGCTGCTCAGCTCCTTGACCGCCTTGATTGCCCCGGCGACGCCGGCTGACACCGCCGCGATTTTAATCACAGAGCCGGCGGAAAACTCTGCCATGCCGTTCAGCGCGTTCTTCGCGCCCTCCGGCAGGTTGATCCCCAGCTTTCCGGCCACCTGGCCCACCGCGTCGCCGAGGCCGACCATCTTCTCGCCGCTCTCCTCCGTGACCTGCTCCTGCTGCTGCATGGCGGCGGTGTTTTCCCTTACGGCCCGCTCCAGCCTGGCCTGTTCCTCCTTGGCGGCGGCGAGCACTTCGCGCCATTTGAGGGTCTGGGTGCTGTTCTCCCCGGTTTTGGCGGTGGACTGCTCCGTCATGTCCCGCACAAGGCGCGTCCGCTCGCGGGCGACCTCGAGCTGATCATTTAAGAGCTTTGAGCTTTTGGTCGCCTTCTCCTGCTTCGTTGTTTCGTCGTCAAAGGTGGCCGTCAGCGCCCGCATTTCCGCGTCCAGCGCCCGGCCCTGGGTGATGATCTCGTTTATTTTCCGGCGGTAGTCCTCTTCCCCGTCAACCTGGATTCTCGGCCCGATGCTGACCGGCATTTACTCCACCCCCATCTGTGCGTCAAAATTGGTGTACACGGTCTCCTCCCGGAGCTCCGCGCCGTTATACACGTTGAGGCAGGCGATCATGTCCAGCATTTCACCCCATGCCGTAGCCATGATCTCCCGCCTCCTCATGCCGAAAAATCTGTGCCCATAGAATAGGCACCAGGCGGGCGTCAGGGCGACGCGCCGCTCTCCCCGTTTTTTTTTGCGGCGTCCGCCGTCTTGACGGTGCTGCGCATGTCTCTTGTCATGGCCTCCATCGCCTCGCTGAAAAGCGCGGCAAAGTCGCCCATGGGCAGCAGCAGGAGCTCTTCGCGGGTCAGCGGCCGCTCGCAGTAGCCGTCCTCCTCATTGGCGCGCTTTTTCTCGTGCCAGCGGGACAGGATCAGCACCGCCTCGGTCATGCCCTCGCGCTGATGCTCCCCGTCGATGAGCTCCTTGATGCTCTGCACGCCCTCCCGCTCAAAGAGCCTGTCAAATTCCTCCGCCGCGCCGACGGTGTAGGCAAAGCCCGGTTCCCGTTTGTTCACGATCATTCCCCGGCCCTCCTTACACGGGCAGCTCCTCGACGGCCGCGCCGCCGAGGAAAACGCGCCCGATGTTGTAGGCCTCCAGCTCCGACTCCACCGGCTCGGAGATGGACTTCCAGGCGTGTTTCGCGGTGTCGTCCCGGTAAATCGCCGCCGAAAGCGCCGTGGTCTGCCAGTCGATGTTCTCCCCCTCCGTGGTGGCGGGCACGTCGAATTGCGCAAACTGCACCTTGCGGTAGATAAAGGCGCGGTAAAAGGTCTGGCCGTTGGACTGCTGCTGGAGCACGACGGCCAGGCCCTCATAGGGGATCTTCTGGTCGTCGTCGTAGTTTGTGAGCTCGTGCGCCGTCTGGCCCACCGTCACGGTGTCCTTGCTGGTGCCGGGGATTCCCATGATCTGCTTCTCCGCGTCCACGAAAACGCCGTCCACGGTGAGCGCCGCCGAGCCGGATGCAAAGCGGGGCTGTCCGCGCTCCGCGTCCTTGTTGTTGGCGTAAAAGATATTGTTGGAGTTTGCCGCGGTGATCTGCGGGTTGATGCTCACGCCGCGCGCCAGGTCCCGCACATTGGAATAGCTGACCTGCCCCGCGCTGAAAGCGTAGTCCGCCACCTGCGGGTAAGAAAAGCCGGTGGTCACCGCCCCGGCCGCCATCGTTCCGAGTGCCATTTAGCTGTTACCTCCTGTGATTTTTTTGATTTCCTCATCCGCCGCCTTGGCCATCGCCTGCAGGGCCTCGTTTTTGGCCTTGCGCTCGGCGGGCCGCATAAAGGGCTGCTTGAGCATGGCCGTCGAGCCGGACTCGCAGGCCCTCGCAATCATCTGGTTCGGCTGTCCGTTCGGCCAGCGGTCGGTTTTGATCTCGTTGTAGCCGTCAAAGCCCAGCTTGGTGGACACGGCGCCGTATTTATCCTTGATCGGGGCGACGCCGAAGCTCTCCAGCAGCGCCCGCTTCTGTGTCACGGATATCCGCGTCGGCTTTCTCTTCTGATAGGCCGCCTTCGCCTCGGCATCCGATACCGTTTTCAGCCCCTTGATTCCCTGCTTGATCTCGTCAGCCACCACCGCCGCGCCCTTGTACACGGCGGCCTTGCACACCTTGTCCGTCGCCCAGGCGACGTTTTCAAGCTGTTTGAGATACTGCTCCATCCCCTGCATCACGATCTTAGCCATAGCGGACCCCCCAGACCCATTCCCAATGCCAAAAGCCGGTGTCCGGCTCAAACTGCACGCTGTTGAGGCGCCAGGTCATCCCTGAGCGGTTCAGCGACGCCTCGAAGGCGTCCTTCCAGGGGTCAAGCTCTATTTTGGAGAAAAGATCGGTGGTCCCGCTCATCCCCTTCTCAACATGCCGCCCGTTGGCCTCAAAGTCCTCGCCCCGCTCCTCCTGCCACACGAAATAGCGTTCGGAGTGCAGGCGCTTCCCGTGGCTCACCGCGTCGGTGACGGCGGTGTGGACCGCGATCACGGTCTCCTCCCAGCTCATACCCCCGCCCCCTGTCTGTAGGCCACCAGTGTCAGATCGTCCGAGGGCGGCCACACGTCGGGCACCTTCTGCACAAGGTCGATGCGGT